TCGATCGGCGCAAAGCCGACGCTAACGGCCTTGAGGATGCCGGCCTCGATCAGATTGCGGAGCTCGTCGATCCGCGCGCTCGTGCCCGCCGGCGCGAGCTCAAGGTTGCCGCGCAACGCGCCTTTTTCGACATGCAACTCTTTCCATTTGCCGATCGGGAAATCGCTCCGGTGACCGAAAAGCGCGATCGGGTTTTTCTTGAAATTTTCCAATTGCCAGCCGGCGGCGGCGATGATCTCGCCCATGCGGTCGGGCGTCTCGTCGGATAAGACAAAATCGAGGCCGTCGGCCTTGGCGGCAATCGTCTTGCGGACGAGCGCGCCGCGCCCGCCGGCCTTTTCGTCTTGGGCGTCGTCCCAAACCGTTTGACAGGCATCCTCGTCGTTGTCGTCGGTGCAACGGTCCATAAAATCCATATAATTTTCGTCGTCGTCCGGTGGTTCAATGTCGGCCATAGGTTTCGACTCCTAACAACAATTGCCGTAACCGGAAAACCAAACGCCGAGGATGATCGCCGCGCTAACGACGAGCACGAGCAGGATCAATCCGGCGTCGCTGGTCGGAATCATTTCGGCGTCGCGCGACACTCACTCCGGTAAATCGCCGGCACCAAATAATTGCCGATCGGGTGCGAGGTGAACCCTGGATCGTTCGGGCCGGTCGCCACCGCAACCGCCGGATCGCATGACGTTCGCCGGATCAGGTCAAAGGCGACCGCGATCGGCGGCACGATCACAAGCGGCGCCGCCGCCGGTTGCGTTGCGACGACGGGCGGCCGCTTGTGGATCACGACATGCGTGCGCGCGCGCGCGTGCGCGGGCATGAGCACGATCGACGCGCCGACGATGGCGGCGAGCGTTTTCATGGGGTTTCGATCGCAATGGCAAACTTGCAATCGACCTCTTGCGCGACCGGGTGCATTCGCGTCCCCGAGCGGAATTTTATAAACGCGATCGAGCGCGTCCAGATTTCGGAGACAATGACCGCGGTGTCGGGCTCGGGCGCAATGGTGATTTCCTGGCCGTCGCTACTGTAAAGGTCGTTATAGAAATTGCCGTCGGTCGAAACCTGGAACGTCAAATTTGCGTCGGTGAACTCTTGCGGCACGGTGATCCGTATGATCGTTCCGGCCGAGCAATCGACGCCGTCGGAAAGCGATTCATCCTTGAGGATGGTTGGACCGTCAACGATCGCGAGTGGCATAGTGGACTCCGTGGTTGTCAGGAATTGATGCTTGCGCCGCGGTTGTGGCGCTTTGCCTTTGGGTGGGAAAGGGAAGCGGGACCGCGACGCAAGCAATAGCGAGTCAGGTCCGGCCCGCTATCGGTTTGCGGCGGCGCAAGAACAAGCCAAAGCCGGCAAGGCCGGATGCAAATAACCAGGCGGCGCCGGGGATCGGCGTTTCGGCCGCGGCCAGCGTCGGCACGATATAGAAGCTTTCCGCGCCGTCGGACGCGCCCGACCATGACGCATGAAACAGCAAGAGGTCGCCGGCGCTCACGTTGGAAAGGTCAAAGCCGGTAATCAGATAGTCGCCCTTGCCGTTGCCGTTGTTGATATCGGGCAACGCGATCGGGCCGTCGATATCAAAGATCACGCGTTGGCCGGCGGGAAGCGACAGGTCGATCAATTGAAATTGCTCAAGCGTCTCGCCGTTATGCGCGGTATTGACGTCGATCGCGACGCCAAATTTGAGCGAGACGTCGCCGGCACCTTGCAAGAAAGCGTCGAGCAACGCGCCGCTATACGGCAACGCATTGGCTTCCAGGTTGCCGAGCAACGGGCCGCCGCCGAGAATGTCGGTCGAGAAAGTATTAAAGCTCGTATCGCTGCCGGTATTGGAAAAATTATTGTAACCGAAATTCGCCGGTTGCCCCGGTGCCGTCGTGCCACAAATGATGCACGGGTTACTCAACGATTGCGGGACCGGGTTTGGCAACGCCCCGATCGTGAGATTGTTGACGGTATCGGCGCGCGCGGGATGAGCGACGAGCAAGAGCGCGGCGCCGAGCATTGCAGCAAGATATTTCATAGTGACTCCTTGTTTGGTTCAACCGATAAGCGATTCAAAATCAACGACCTTTCGGAGCCGCTCGCGCGAGCGCAAGCCCATGAGCATTGCGAGCGCGACGGCGCCGTCGATCCGAAAGCGAGATTTGTCCTTGTCGAGCTTGCGGCCGCCGGCCGGGTCCATGACCGCGATCGCGTTCGCCATATTCCAATTGAGGCATGGGTTATTTGGATGGACGAGCTTGCCGTCGACGACCGCGGACTCGAGCGCGTCGATCGCCGGCGCCATGTCCTTAAAACCTTGGCCCCAGGGGACCAGGCGCAAGCCGTCGCGCGGTAATTCCTTGGTCGGCTTGCCGGGCTCGTCCTCGCCGGCGGCCTTGTAGGCTTTGAAACCGATCCGATCAAACTCGCGCAACAAATCCTCGATCCGCCAACGATCGTACGCGAGCGCGGCGACGTTATAGCGCCCGCTCAATTCGGCGATCGTTTTGGCGATCGCTTCCTTGTCGATTGATTTGCCCGCCGTGGTTGCGATGTGTCCCGCGTCGGCCCATTGGACATAGCGGAGGTTGCCCGATCCAAAGTCGCGGAAACTTTGCTCGGCGAGCGGCTCGGCCGGTTTCCAGAAAAACGGTTGAACGCGAGCGACGTCATCCGCCGAGCCCATAAGCAAGGCCGACAGGTCGAGCGTGTTTGAAAGGTCCAACGCAAGGTAAACCGTCTCCCCTGGCGTAAACTTTGCCTCGCCGGCGCAAGCCATCCATTCCGCCCGGCTTATCAGGATCGAGGCCGGTGAAACGCGTTGGTTGAGCAAAAGGTTTCTAACCTTGGGCTCCTCGGCCGGCATCCGGCTCGCCTTGAGCACCGCGGCGGCCAGGTCGTCGCGATCGCGGAACAGCCCGAGCGCGGGATTAGCCTTTTTCCATTGCCGCCGATCGCCGAGCTCGCAGTTTTCGTCGGCGGCGTGCAATTGGCAAACGATGGTCGGGTCGACGCCGCTAAGCCCATCGTCGATCAATTGGCTCAAGATATGCTCGGGATCGTTGGATTGCGTCGACAGCGTAATAAATAGCGGCTCGTGACAGGCGCCGAACGAGGTATCGAGGACGTCGTAGAGGTCGCGGTTTTTGGCTTGCGCGAGCTCGTCGTAAATTACCAGGCTCGGCAAAAATCCGTGCTTGGTGCCGGCCTCGGAACTAACCGCGCGATAAACCGAGCCGGTCGAGCGCCCGATCATGGTTTTTGTCGACGGCACGATATCGACCGCAAGCAAAAGCTCGGGCTCGGCCTCGACGATTTGCTTGGCAAACTTGAATATTATGCTCGCCTGGTCGCGATCGTTGGCGGCCGAGTAAATTTCGCCGTTCGGTATGCGCTCGGGACCGACCAAATGCGCGAGCGCGATGCACGCGATCAACGCCGTCTTGCCGTTCTTGCGCGCCATTGACAGGATCGCGCGCCGTACCACGCGGCGGCCATCCGGCAAGCTCGGCTCGTAAATGTCGCGAATAAATTTCTTTTGCCAGGCTTGCAGCTTGAACGGCTTACCCTGCCCGTTGCCGCTCGGGACCGTCAATTTTTCAATGAACGCGATAACCTTGCGGGCGCGTTCCTTCCCGGCCGCGGTCCGCGAAACCCTGGCGAGCATGATCTAGCTTGCGACGAGGCCGTTAAACTTGCCGGGCGCCTTGTTCGGCCCGATTGCAAGCTTCATGCGCGCGACCGGCGTCATGCCCAATTGCATCGCGAATTTGAGCATGTCGTTGGCCGCCTCGTGCGCGGTGCGAACGAGCGGGTTTTGCACGAGGTTGCCTTTTTCGTTGCGCGTGACCAGGCCGGCAAATTTGTGATCGTGCTCGGCCATCGCCGCAATGCCGCGCTCGGCCGCGATCCAACGCCCGTACGCCGTGCAATAGGACGTAAAGGTCGTGAGGTCGCAAATGGTGAGGAGCTTGAGCCGGTAAAGCTCGGGCGCGGTCCGCCGCCATTCCGTCTTTGCATCCTCGCAAAGATTATCCGGCACCTCGGGGACATGTGCCGGCATGATCGGCTCGGGCTCGGGCAGGATACGCCGTTGCCCTGGATTGCCGCGCAACAATTTCAATTTTGTCGGCACCGTCATGCGAAAGCCGCCAATGCGCCCACGCGGATCGGTCCAGGGATCGGCATACCGAGGAGCAACGCGATTATGAGATACAACGCGATCAAGGCGACGATAATCATAAACACCCGCTGAATTTGTTGCGGGATCGCAAAGCCGAGCCAGCTTGCGAACCAAACGATAACGAGGCCGATAAGGACCAGGATCGCGATATAGATGGCAATATTGATAATGCCGAGCAAAGCGCCGGTGAGACTCATGGTTTCCTCCCTCAAGGTTTTCCGCCAGGTCAACGGCCGCGACCGCTCAACGATCGCCGGCGACCGCGGCGCGATTTCTCGCGTCGTTTCAGCCACTTCCAAAAAACGCAGCGTAAAAAATGGAAC